CATATTTTTTAAGACTGTTTTCATCTGTTATACCAAGTTCTCTAGCCATTCTAAGTTGGTCCTGCGTCATGCGAACCCTGTTGCCTTTGTAAGATGAAGAACCGCCTGTAGTGGGGGCGACTGGTGTTCTACTTTTTGTTCTTGGTTTACTTGTAGGACTTACATTTGAAACTAACTCAGGAAACACATTATGTAAACGATTATTTAATGTATCGTAATATTCCTGTTCATTTTTATCAAATCCCTCTAAGTCTAATTGAACGTCAATTGCCCTAGCTGCAGCTGTTTCACGCTCATAACCTTGAGCATTAAACCAGTTATTTTGTTGCCACCAAGCCATCGCCTTTTCCGGTGCTGGGTCTTGTGCAACTTGTTGAGCTCTTCCCACAGTTGGTGATGCAGCTTGTTGTGCTCGTTGTTGCTTCTGCATTTCTGCAATCCGCATTGCGGCACGCATGTCTGCCATTTGCTCTTGAAAATTAACTTGAGCCTCAGTGTCACCTTCTTCAACAGCTTTTGTTAGAGCTGCTTTAGTGTCAGCATACTTTTTATTAAAAGCTTGTTGATTATTTTGTTGAGAGCCTTTCTCTAAGCGTTCAATTCTTTTTATAAGCTGAGCATTCTCTTCTTGAATTGATTTAACTTGAACCTCTGCATCTCTGCGTTGAGAAACAAGCTTTTTAATTCTTTTCTCTATTTTAGGTCCAAAGTTCGGATCTTTTTCAGATTTATCTTCAGCTAATTTACTCTCTGCTTCTTCGGCTACATCTTTCGCCTCCTCCGCAGGATCTTCAGTGATTTCAATTTGAAATTCTTCAGGCTCTGCTTTTGCCTTTTTAATTTCGCTCTCTATCTCCTGAATTACTTCTTCATTTGACATGGTTTGCGACCTCCAAGTTGTTACGCTAAATATGCGGCTATGTCGGCATCTTCTGGGAGAATAGACGTTAATTCGTCATCGTTCAGCAGTAGAAACCTCACGCCATTGATTGTAAGTTTTTGACCAGAGTATTTACCATAAGTAACTCTGTCTCCAACTTTAGGGCAGATTTCGGAACGCCAGCGTTCGCCAGTGTCTCGATCTCTGTAAGCTAAGTCACCCATTGCGGTAATTCGACCATGAGCGGTTAAATACTCTTCATTGTCTTTCGATATTGAAGGTAAATGTAAACCGCCTTTAGTTTGCATTTTTACTTGATTGGGTTGAACTAGCACTTTCCAATTTAATGGAACTGGTAGTTGATGAGGTTCTAAAGTTGCTTCAACTTCTTCCTCTTTGTGTAGTGCATGTGGATGAGACATGTTATGCATCCTCTTCGTTAATTGTTTTCATTGTTTCGCTGATAATTTCAGAAGCTTGACTTAAACCCTCCGCAATCCCAACGTCTTTTAAATATGACCCGAAGTCGGCTTCTCGACCTGAGACCATTTTGTCAGCTATTGCTGCTCTCTCCTTCTCCAGATTGTTTTTTATCTTCTGGAGCAGATCTGTTATCGTCATCTTTTACCTTTCCAGACATACCTATGCCCTTGACGAATATTTTAACGATTTTTTGATCAGGCATTAGTAGCCTTTTTTCTTACCCGGTTTCTTTTTTGTACCTTTTTTCATTTTACCCTCCTTTCTTTTCTTTTTATTACCCTTTAATAATGATGGAAAGCTCGATCTTCTTAAAGCCATTAAACTTCACCAGCAGAAAGTTCTCGTGCTAATATTTTCAAAGTTTCAGCGAAACCTTTGTCTAATTTTTTAGCTGCCATTGCAAACTTGCGTGGAGACAAGTCATCTGTATCTAGACCTCTGCGTTTTAAGAAACTTTTAGCCGCCCTGATTTCTGCCTGTGCTACTTTTTTAACTGCTGCTCTTGCCATTTTTCACCACGCTCTACACGACCAGTATCGTGCTTTTGTCTTTGGACCGGGGTTGTCGCAGTTATGCCTAGCCCTGAAATTAGACCTACGACCTTTCTGGTTCTTTTTTATACGCATATTAGGATCACCGAAGGTCACACGCTTTACTTTATCACCGTCCATTACATAGACAACAGATTTCTTTTTACCGTAACTTGTCTCGCCTTTACCTATCCTGCGTGGATTATTTAGCTTTACTTTTTTGCCTTTGTATTCTGCCATTAATTAACTCCTCGCGATGCTCTAAGTGCCTCTAAGCTTTTCACTTTAGTTCCACCATCATATTCCCAAGCATAGCCTTTGATAACCATTATTCTATTAATGTCTTCATTGTTGCCATGCAACCAGCCTAACATTCTGCCATACTTTCCGTCTTTTTCTGTTTTAACTCTAAGGTCTTTGCAGTTGTCGAGCTTATTTTGCAAATAGTCTTTTGCCTCTAGACCCATTTTCTTTTCTTCTAAATTGCGTGTCCGGCTTTCAGGTGTGTCAATTCCGGCGAGTCTTATTCTTTCTTTTTTAGTTAAATCAAAGCCTAAGTCAATGAGGACATCTATTGTGTCACCATCTACAACCTTCACAACTTCTTTAATCGCATATTCATACATTAGGTTTTGTGAACTTTCTGTATCGCGAAAGATGCTTTTTTAACTGCACCCTTGTGAGGTTTATAATTACCTTTCATTAGCTTAAAGCCTTTCCCGGACTTCATCCAATGATAACCTTTAGGAGCTTCTACTGCTTTTTTTGCCACTTTTCTTTTTACCTTTCTTCTTTTTCTTTTTCTCTGCTTTAGCTATTTTTGAAAAAATACCTTTAGCTGGTGCACCCTTGTCTCCTTTTTTACGCATTTTCTCCCCAGAGCCAGCTTTTATTCTTTTTCGTTTTTTATGTATATTCTCATAAAGGCTCATTACTTACTCACTTGATTTTTCTTTAAGAACCAATCCGAATATAGCACATACAATACCTGCCCAAGTTAATATTGGCAGTGTTAATAGAATGCCTAAACCAACACCAACGACAGCCGCAGCTCCATAGCTTGAAGGCTCTTTTAATCTTCCTTTAATCCAATCCATTACGCTTTCCTTTTCTTTTTATTATAGCCAGAGGCATAAATAGCTTTGCCCTGACGCTCTGCTTCCTTCTTCGTTTTGTAAATCTTTCCAGACTTACCCCACCTGTAACCGCCTTTGACTTTTGTTACAGGCATTTAACCTCCGAGCAACTCATTCATCATATTATGAACATCATTGCCGCCCATTTTCATGACCTTGACTTTAACACCGTCGCCATGGTCTTCGGACATGTCTTCCTCCATCATTTCCTCTTCATACTCATCGCCAACTTCATATTGCATTTGGTGGCAGAGCAATAGGAAATTAACGAGCTGATCGTCACTCATGTCTAATCCGTCAGAGTCATGAGGGAAACCCATTTTTTCCACGAAGAGTTCTGCGTTCTCTTCCATATTTTCTACATTTACTTCAGCCATTTTATTCTCCTTCTCTAATAACTTCATCTGAAAAACCAAGCATTTCACCCTGCCTAACTGTTGAGCTGGGGTCTAGCATTTTCATATCTTCATTCATTTCATAATCGCCACGAGGACTATCCACCTGACTACCTTGTGGGAATTGGTATTCACCTTCTCTAATTGCTGAGTCGGGGTTTAAAGCCTCAAAAGCTTCTGGGCTTATATTTTTCAACATTTCGCTAAAGGCTTCTCTTTCCATTGCACTTAAAACTCCTCCAGCTCTTACACTTTCGAATAGCTGTCCTAAGTCTTGGGGAATAGCGTCTTGCGTTTTTATGTAAGCAGATAATAAATCAGCATCCATGTTGCTTTGCATTATTTCTAATGGAATTTCATTGGGATTGCCTTCCATCGTGTTAACAAACGCATTAAAGTCACCTGACCCGTCATTAGGTGCAATCGCTCTCTCTTCTTCGACTGGGAGCAATTTATTCATTTGATCCATAACTGTATCTTGTGGCATGGCTATTCTTCCTCTGTTTCTGTTTCTTCTTCTTCTTCTTCTGTTTCTTCTTCTACTAAAGTTTTCTTTGCATAGGGCATATATTTTAAAATGTCTTCTGGAACAAGCTCGTCATTTTCCGAAAACCTTAGTAAACCATCTTCATCTTCATAGGCATTAAATTCATATTTAGGGATTGTTGAAGTTATATTGCTCCACATACCACCGTACTGTGATGGATCTAAACTCGTGTTAAAGTTGTATTCAACTCTATCAAATGAAGATGGCAATGTGTCGGTTGTTGTTGTTACATTGTCAGGTCCATCACCGGGACCACCAATAAATTCATTTGGGTCAAAATCAGGTTCTGGGTCTGGCTCACCATCCTCAATAGTATATGTTCCATCTTCGTTTAATGTGTAAATATTAGTGTCTTGGATATCTATTGCGTAAGGATTGTCTATAAAATCACTTTCATTAACATCGACATTTGGCAGTCCGTCATCGTCAATTGTGCCTATATATCCACCTAAATCAGGGGTATAATTATCTGGCACAAAACCTACGTCAGGTGTTGTGTTAGCCATAGCATCAACGCTAACATAACCACTTGAGCCTATATTATTTTTTGCTTCTTCCTGAGCCATAAGATTTTTCATATTCTCAAACATAGGAGTTCCAACTATACTAGTTGTAATGCTTCCTGTTGGGATATCAGATGGATCTTGAATAGCTATTGCCTCAGCTTCAGCTTTCGCTATTGCCTCAGCTTCAGCTATTGCCGCTGCGTTTGCTTCTGCCATTGCTGCTGCGTTTGCTTCTTCTTGAGCAGCAGCTGCCATTTGTCCTGCTATTGCCGCATCTGCCGCTGCCATTGCTGCTGCGTTTGCCGCTGCCTGTTGTTGAGCTGCTGCAACTGCATCATTATAACCACCACCACCACCACCACCAGGACTTTCGCTTCCACCAAAGCCTCCAAAGCCACCGCCACCGCCATAACCACCACCACCATCTGGTGAAAAGCCACCATCACCTGGAGGGTATGCAGGAACACCCATAGGTCCAGCTTGCCCAGTGCCACCCAATTGACGGAGTAACATTTCCTCTTGGGGATTAATATATGCCAACATATGTGGCTGGTTTGCAATTACTGTGCGTCGGGGTAATACTCCGAATTTATTGCTACCTTTGTAGTTCATGGATAAACACTCATATATGGAACTTGATTTGCATTAGGGTCATCTGCATAAATTGGTGTTGTACCATCTGCCTGATAACCAACTATCGGATTATTGGAATACATAGGATTGCCATAAATATCATTCCCTGTAAAGTTTATAAAGTTGCTGTCTGATTCTTCTAAATCTTCTAAATCTATTGTTGTAACTCCTGATGAGGGTGGAATTTGATTGTTAGTATTTGAAAAATCAAATTGATATGGTCTTACTTTTGGAGTTATCGATTGATTAGGATCTAAAGAAGAGAACTCTAAATCCTTTTCATTAATAAAACTGTCGAATTGAGAGTCTGTCATTCCTTGCTTGACTTCTGGCTTTCCAAACAATTTACTGTTCGCATAATTACCGAGCTTGGCCACACCAGCTAAAGGCATCGCCATTCCCATAAAATCATTAAATAGCATACGGTCGTCTGATTCTTCCTGACCTGTATAGGTGCCCAGTGCACCTGTTGTTGGATTTTGCGTTACTGATCCTGTTGCATAACTTCCGGGGATGCCTCTATAGGCTGAATCTTGTATGTTAGGATCGTAAATTGCTTTGTTGCTCATACCGAAAACAACACCAGCATCATTTGTAGAAGTAAATGGATTACCGTCACCATCTAAATCGAAACCGAAAAAGCTAGATTTTTTGTTTGCCTCACGTTGTTCAGGTGTTAATAAGCCTGCTAAAGCTGCGTCGCTTTGTGCTTTATACTTATTCGTTCTAGATATATTTTGCTTTGCACGTGAAGGTGTTATCATTGAGCTGGTTAATCTATCTAATGCTCCACCTTTAACACCACCACTAAACATCATGCCTGTTTCAGGATTAATACTGGCAGCTGTGCTGCGAAATGCAACTTCATTGGGAATGCCTGTAAATTCGTTTTCAGCGATTTCTCTGGCAGAAATTAAATTTTCATTATAAGGTGCGTAAAGAGTATTGCCTGATTTACTTATTGTGTAGTCTTTATCCAGCAAGGCTTGTATGTTTTTATTTTTTTGGAAAAAGTTCTGGCTAGAGGGAATTCCTGTTCCTTTAATTCCATATTTTTGTTTTGATTTCTGACCAGCATCGCTAAATAAACCTTTAACAACATTAACAGTTTTCTGAACTATGTTCTGCTCTGGCTTTCCCTCTGGTGCTTCTCCTAAACTTTCTGCAAAGCCACCAGGATTTTCTACTGTGTCACCACCTTGATAACCTCCACCCATTGCTTGGGCTTGCCCCGGACTCATACCTAAGTCACTATATGCCATAATTACACTCCTTGCATTCTGGGTTTGGGCATTGCTGCGGTGACATTGCTTAATGCACCCATATCATCTTGCCCCATTCTCTTCTTAATATCTTGCACCTTCTGCATAAGGTACTGGTTCATGTCCAGTCCACCTTGCATAGGGGAGCTTGCTGGTGGTTGAACTTGTTGAGGCATTGGCTGACCTTGCTGCATCATCATCGCTTGCTCTCGTGTCATACCAAATGCAGAAGGATTAATTGGCCTAATGGATTCTAAAATATCATTCGGTGACATTTTTAACAGCCTCCATTTGCATCTCGGCTTGATTCTTCTCGCGTTCTAATTGTATCTTAGAGGCGTTCTTTTCACGCTCTAATTGTAAGTCAGCCTCTAACTTTTGTATTTTAGCCTGTAAGTCTTGTTGTGCTTTCATCTGCTCTATTTGCATATCTTGCTGTGCTTCAGCTTGTTTAATTTGAATTGAGGACTGTGCTTTAGCTTGGTCTGCTTCAATTTGAGATTGCGTGCGAGCTTTGAGAGCTTCGGTTTCAAGCTGGGCAAGTTGTTGTGCATATTGTAATGGGTTTCCTTGCTGACCCTGTTGCATAGCTTGCTGAATTGCAGGGATAGGTTGCATTTGCGGTGCTTCTTGGACAACTTGTGCGGCTCTTTGGCTTATTAGTCTGTCTAGCTCTGGATTAACATCTTCGAATTTAAAGTCAGGATCTCTAAAGTCAGGCAATGTAGGTAGTGGAACACCAACACTCTGCTCCATCCTAACACGATAAAGTAAAGCGATGTGTTCAGCGATGTGAGCAATTAATATTGGCTGCATTTGTTGAGCACCGGGGTTTCCTCCTAGGGAGGGGTCTTGTAAAAACTGCATGTGAACTGCGATGTGAGAGTCGTGGTCTTGCTCAACAAAGGCTCGAATTGGCTTGCCATACATTACCGACATGTTCTCGTCAATCGGATCCATCATAACAGCTTCTTCAGGTCTTTTTAGTATCTCGTCGATATTAGGTATGCGAATTGCCTCATACATTCTTTTAAATGCCTCATACATATCGTGAAGCTGAGGAGCAGCTTTTGCCATTTCTAGGACAGCTTGTGCTTGTGCTATTCTCTGGGCAGTGCTAAATATGTTGGGGTCGCTGACTGGGATAACATCAATGCGATCGTTGAAGTCCGCTGCAAAAACTTCTTCGCTGCTTCCGGACAACGCGAATGTAAACACTTCAGGCAAGTTTTCAGCATTGAGATCAGCGAGCAGTTTGAACTCTTGCCCCTGAGCATAATGCAACCTTTTATGGATAGCGGAGAAAGACTTAGAACCCTGTTCGATCAAGGCCACTGTCGAACCCACAGGTGCATTTGGGTTTACATCCCCAACATTAAGATCTGCTGTACTAGCAAACCTTTGTCCAGCTTGGACAATAAAACCTAAAAGATTAAACAAAGAACCGCTGGGCTCTTTAAATGGCAAAGGCATAATCGCTTTATTTACATCGTCTACTGTTGCATCTAAGTCGACAAACTCACCGGGGTTTACTTGTACATCACCACCACTAACCCTGCCTCGAAGCTTAAAGCCACCTTGCATGTTAGCAAATGCTGCTGAATCTAGCAATGCACGAAGTGATCCAGTTGCTGCTTTGCCCAGACCACCAATTAAATGATAAAGACCGAAACCGTAAAAGCCAAGACCGGGTAAAAACTTATAAGACACAAACCAATCACGTCGGAGTTTTCGCTCGTCATCTTCACGCCAATTTCGCCTTATGCTTACAATTGACTGATTGTCATAGTCTATGGTTACAACATAAGGAATGGCAACTGCGGTATCGCTTTGCTCAACATCATCCATGTCATCAAATATTTCGTAAACGTGCATCTCTAAAAGAGTAATCACTTCGTCTTCAGAGGAGTCTCCATATTGATTTACACCTTCAATCTCACCAATAACATCCCCGGAAGGGTCAATGCTTTCACCGTAAAATTCGACTGGTAAGTAAAAACCAGACTGAACATACCTGTTATAGTCGTTTTTCGGCATTCTAATGACGTGCGTGTAACGTGGCGAGGTATATAAATCCTTACTTTCTGGAGCGACAACAAAGTCTTCTGCTTTTACAAACTGCGAGCACTGCCTTTCCATGTTGCTGTCCCACCAAACCTTTTTAAATGTCTGGCCAACCAATGGGAGGTGAAATAACATCTGATCTAAGTCAGGGAAGTATTCTGGCATTTCCTGCGTAATCTGGTAATTCATAAACTCGCGAACTCTGCGAGCTTGCTCTTCTGATTCTTCATCTGGGTCGCCAACAATTACTGTTTTTACAGGACCACCTGAAGGATAAAGTTCTGCAATTGCCCTCGCATTAAATTGAGTTGCGGCTTCAGCTATCATAGGATGAACAACTGTCGACAAACCGCGTGTCGCACGCTCGTCTTCTGATTCGTCTAATCCACCATCAGGCTCTAAAGTCTCTAAGCCTTTCTTATATCTGTCTTCCCACTCGGAGCGAGCCTCCCGGTCATCAGTGTAAGCTGAAATAAGATCAGAGGCTTTACGCATTAATTCTTTAGGGTCTAAAAGCTCTGCTAAATTAGAGCCGAAGTCGCTTTCCTCTTCGCTAGAAGTGTCTAAACCGGGATCACCAATAAGGACTTCATCATTTTCTATCTCTTCAACCTGCAAATCGTCGGGGGGTGATCCTTCCGAGAAGGGAGCGAGAGGTTCAGAAAGTGAGACAGGTTGTCTAGCCATACAGAGTTATCCTTCTTTTTTCAGGAAATTCGTCATCTTCATAGTCTTCAGAGTGAGTAACAAACCAACCCTTTCTTAATCTAAGCCAAGCCTGTGTGCAAGTGTCAACTATGTCGTCATTGTCTCCTGCTGGGAAGGCTGCACATATGTCTATTAAATCTTTAGCCCACTTTTTATCGAAAGGAAAGTAAATTCTTCCATCTTCTAATAATGCTGAACTGGCATGAGCTCTAGCTTGCTTGTCTCGGTCAGGGGAATATTCAAGCACTGGTATTCCGGCCATGCGTAAATCTTGCAACAATGACTGGCCAGACGCTTTCTTTTCTATCAACACTGCGTCAGGTTCGTAGTCGTAATAAGCTTCTTGAGCAATCTTTCGCAGCTCCGGGTAAGTGACTCTGTCATACCACATGTCTAAAACTAATGCATTCACTTGGCCATTTTTCTTAAAGACACCCCAAGTTGTCCGGGCTGAATACGAAGAATTCTCTTTTGTGCTAAATGCTGTGTCCCAAGATTGCAATACATACTCGATGCTTGGCAGTTCAGCTTCTTCCCATGGCACCCACCATTCAGCCTTGAGAATACCACCACCCTTGGGCATTGGTCTTTGCTGGAGCTGACCTGCGGCTGCATAACTGCCGAGAGATCTCTCTAAGTTTTCTAATGTTTTGTCGTCTATTCTCTCTGGCCAGAGAAGTTCACCTTCTTGTGTTCTTGGGTCGGTAAAGTTAAGTCGGGAATTGGTTGGGGTTGGGTGACCTATCTCATAGCGAGCTGGGATGCAAAGATGATCCCATTCATCATTTAATTGATTGGCGAGAATGTGTCCTGTTAAGTCATTTTCATGAACTCTTTGCATAATAATTATAAACGCACCAGTCTTAGGATCGTTAAGCCGGGTTTGCATAGCCTGATCCCACCACTCAAGAACACCTTCTCTAACAGCTGATGATTCACTTTCCCTAACATTGTGTGGATCATCAATAACAATTATGTCGCCACCTTCACCTGTTAAAGCACCATCAACCGATGTTGCAATCCTAGCTCCTGTCTTGTCATTTTCGAACCTTTGCTTTTGGTTCTGGTCAGAGGTTAGCTTAAATGTTTCCCCGAAATGCTCTTTGTACCAACGACTGTCGAGCAATCTTCTACACTTCACAGAATCTCGAATGGAAAGTGAGCCTGCATAAGATGCATACAAAAACTTTTTCTCCGGCTGAATAGTCCATGTCCATGCTGGTAAAGCAACCGCAACCGAGATAGATTTCATGTGACGTGGTGGGATGTTAATTATTAAACGCTTAATGTCACCTTCAACAACAGCCTGAAGATGTTCGCTTATTGCGTCAATGTGCCAATTATCATAGAAGTCTCTGCCGGGTTCAATCACCTGCCAAGAGTTTTTGGTAAACTCCTTCAGGCTCCTCTTCATCTTCTCCGCTCGGACTTCCTTCAATGACAGCGTGTTCAAGAACTCGTTCAATTGTGGTGAGGTCATTGTCTGTTATTCTGCTTATATCAAGCACCTTTCGCTCTTCTATTTGTGCAGTTACTTCAACTGCTTTTAAATCTGGCATGCATTTAGACAGTAAAGTTTTAGCTGCCATGATTCTTAACTCTGGGTCTGCACCAATTTTGCCTATATTTTGCACATTACCTTGTTCGTCTTGTGAATAAACCGGGAACAGTTCTTTGCCTGCCATAACCGAAGCGAGAAATCCCACCGGGTCTGCTTGACCCATGATCCAATTAAGCGTGGCAGGATGATTCCACTTCTTTGCTCTTTTGTTACGATGTTGTGCAGGCTTCTGGTTTTTTAAAGGCTCGACAGATTTAAACCGACCATCCCACTTTTCTGGCTCCACAGCACGACCATTATTAACTGGCCTTTGCACTTGTATCTTTTTATCTTTTCCTGAAACCAACTTTTTCTCCCTTTAACCTTTGTTTGCAGTGGTAAGCTGTAAAGTAACTGTAAACGTATTTGACGAAAAAAGAAACCCCACATTTCTGCAGGGTTTTAGTTTAGGGAGAGCAATTTGACGATACTCTCCTTTGGGCAAAAAGTAAAGTGTTATGCAACTAAATCGAAATCAAAGCTAAACTGGTCATCACACTTGCTTTCGAATTTAGGATTTTTAACCTCAAAGAAATTGTGAACTAACTTTTTATTCCAATGATGAGAAGCATCCATCGCAACCCACTCAGGGTTCTGGTTATCGATAGTTGTCCAGTCCCTCGTGTCTACAACAAGCACATGCTTAGTAACCTGAACAATATAAACTTTACCCGGCTCTAAATTTTCTTTCCAGAACTTTCTAAAGATGCGTCGCTTTTCTAACTTATGCCACTCACCTTGAATACCAAGCCTTTTACAAGCAACCTTTATATTAGAATTGCTTACACCTTTACAGTGTCGCTTGCCTCTTATCTTTTTAAGAGTTTGGTAAGCTGGCT